CTTCTCACCAGATAATGCTCTTTCAGCCCACTCTTCTTTTGTAGCGGCTTCAATTCTATAGCTCATTGGTTTGTTCCTTTGTTTTCTTCAGTTCAGCTTCATACGCAGTCCAAGCAGGTGTTGTCGATAGCCCCATTATTGATGCAAACATACGTTTCCCGTCCTGCTCAGGTTTCACACGGTAGTAATGATCTTCCACCCAGTCAGGGTGTTGAGTGTCCTCCCATGAGTGTGTACCTTCCCACCATCTTTGGATAGTGCCTCCTCGGTTACGGAAAAGAAGAAGAGACCCCTTAGCCTCATCAGTAAGCTCACACCAAGGGGTATACTCAGTCATAGCGCTTTGCTAAACTCGCCGTGGTTGCCTTCGTGGTTTGGAGCCACCCAACCTTCAGGCTTAATCAAATCTGGGAGTCCAAACGGATTAGGGCGGCCTTCTTTAACTCCAACACTTTTAACCATATTAGCTTCGAAAACTCGATCCCAAGCATCGTTAGCGTTAACGCCAAAAACATCGAGAGTCCCAATAGCAAATACGCACATGTCGATAAGACCATCCACAATTTCTTCAGCATCTTTAGCTTCGATAGCATCCAAGGTTTCATCTAATTCCTCTTTACACATTGAAAGGCGGAAACGGATATACTTATCCATCAATTCTTTGTTGCCTTTGTTAGCTTCAAACCATTCTCGTACACCAAACTTTTGGTGCATATTAGCAATATCATTTGCCCAGTCACTCATAATATATTCCTTTTATATTTTACGTTATGCTTACATTGTATCATAGTTATTGCGGTCTGTCAACTAAAATTAGCTGGATATTCTGATTCGAATAGCCCTGCATTTAAATGATTAATCATCTCCCATTTAACTAAAGTACGTTCTGCTATTAGTTTGTTAACAAATTCGTCTGGGGCCTTTTCAGCCTCGGCCGCTTCAATTAATTTGTTGAGATGTGTGAAGCGACCTTTCATTTCGTCATAGTTCATATCAATATCCTTATACGAAGAAATCATCTAGTGTTGCAATTTTTACTGCGGACCATCCAACAGCTTGTAGAATAGCTTGAAGAGGTGATAGGAATACTTTTTCAAACTGTAGTTCGTAATCAATATATTCGTGCAGACCAAATACTTCAGGAAGAACACCTGGAAACGATATGATGTTTTCTTTAATAGGGTTTGGTTGCTTGAGATGAACATACTTAACTTTGTCACCGCCAGAAATTAGTGGGTACTTTTTGTCCATATTTGCAGCAGTTAGATAATGATTGTGAAGAATGGCACCACGGACGTGCATCGGCGTACCCTTTCTATATAGATTAGGACCACGATACTTATCAATGTTGTCTGTACCAATGTTACGGCCAATAGCTTCTGGAGGAAGCGTGTAGAATTCTTGGCGGAAGTCTTCAATGTATTGTTGAACACCAGCTTCATCGCCATTCATAATAACATCAAAAGAGCCACGTAGTTTATCACGACAAACTTCTGGTGTAGATGATCGTACTGATTCTAGACCAGTAACAGAGATTTTTGGCTTATCGTAGTGAACACCCTCAGAGTTTAAGGTGTTCATAATGTAACGCTTTTTAGCAATGAAGATTGTTTTATCAGTAATCTTTTCGCGTTTCATTACCATAGCTTGGCGATAGGCACCCATCTTAGAAGCAAGATCCTTATAACCGTTTTCAAGTACTTCTTCAATTTTCATTTTACAAACTTTGTCGAGGAACTCTTCACCTTGCTTTCGGCTAACATCAATAGTACCAAACGAAGCTTTAATCACAGAAGACATGTCAACATAGATCGAGTCTGTGTCGATGTAGATGATGTAGTCTTTGTCGTCAGTTTTAAGTAAGTTGTTTAGATAATTATTAACTGACATTTCAGCCCAGCGAATTGAAAGCTGACCAGATGTTGTAATAGCTTCAGCCATTTCATTAATATAGTACAAGAAGTAAACGTTAGCAGTAGCACCATACAACGAGTTCATGGCAATCTTAATAGCCATTTGTTGGTTATGCAAACTGTTTGCTTCGCGCTTAAGGTTTTCTTTCTCAGCAGGATCATCACAAACTTCAATAGCTGATTCAACCTTGAGCATTTCTTGTTTAATAATACTACGATTACCATAGTATTCATCGATGATTGAAGGAATGACACCTTTAAATTCATTAGTAAAACATACACCATTGGCTGCAACAGAAACTGATTTATCAGTGTTATGATATTGATTGCTTAGAACCATTTCACCAGAAACGTATTCACGACGATCATCAATGTAAGTTTCAGGCGACATGTTATACTGTAGCATTAAGTGAGGATACAGAGAGTTTAGATCGAAAGATACAACCCAAGGATGCATTCCAACTTTTGGATCTTTAACATAACCGCCAACAAGATCACCAGCACGTGCACCAGGACCACCTTTCAGTGGAGGAACAGTACCTTCAGCAATTAGCTTACGATACAAGGTTGTTTCCCAAATTCCAACAGTACCAAACGCATCATTGTAGTTTACACCGCCACCATAAGCAACAGTCATAACTAACGAAAGCAATCCGGTTTCATCTTCAAAACGTTTAATCAACCAAGTATCTTTAAGGTTGTAGTCGAGATACAATTGTGGGTTGCGTTCGTACAATTCAGTAAGAGTACCGTATTCAGAATAGTCTAGTTTCTTTTCACCAAGTACAACGTTAGCAATATGATCAAGCTTCCATGATTCTTGTGGACCATATTTAAAGCCGAACTTTTTGAAAACATCCATGTAGTCAATAACTGCAATGCCTGAGATTTCAAACGTTTGCTGCATTTTACCAAAGAATTCACGACCAGTTTGACGAATTTGACGCCAAGGAGATAGACCCTTACACCACTCTTCGCCCATCAACCTACCCATGCGAGTAATGATGTACTGAATATCAAAGTAAGCTACGTTCCAGCCTGTAACAATATCCGGATAATCCATCATCCAAATGTGTTTAAATTCGCGAAGCAAATCTTGTTCGGTATCAAACTTTGTGAATTGAATATCTTCAGGATCAATATCAAGTAAAGTTTTAGACTTATCGAAGTCTTTACGACCAAGCAGATGATATGTGTTAGACTTAGAAGACTTATAGGCAATAGAAGTAATTTCTTTGTCAGCAGTATTCATGTCTGGATAACCGTCACTAATATCAACCTCAATATCAAATGACGCGATGTTAATCAACGAAGTATCAAACTCTACTTTGTTTGGATATTGCTGTTGGATGAACTGAGCAACATAATTAGTACTACCAGCAATTTGCATGCCGTGTACATCTTTATATTGCTCGATCCAATCTTTAGCTTCGCGCATTGTATCCATTTTAATTGGAGCCAACGGACGACCATTAGTCAAAGATTTGTATTTTGTTTCAGTACCCTTCTTGTTGCTGATAAACAACGTAGGAGAGAACTTTACTTTGCGTTCAAAGCGCTTGCCATCTTCATAACCGCGCCACAAGATATTGTTAGCGAAGCGTTCAACGGATGTGTAAAACTTAGACATATTTGATCCCTATTCATAATATAAGACTATAATAACATTGTTAGACGCAAATGTCAACAGTTATTTTCGTGGGTCGATCTCAGTTGGGATAACATTATTATCTTGTTTATCTTTTGCAATGAGTAGAGCCATTGACTGGATATCAGCTAGTAAATTTGAGCAAGCTGATACATCATAGTCCGGTTTTACATTTCTGGCCTTATGTAATGCACAAGCCATATCATGCATCACGTTGATTCGCTTAATAAGATCTTCTACTGAATGGTTCATGTTTAATCCAATGTATATTCAAAGTTTTGGCATTCATCGCCTTTTTCTAGCAGTACAGCACCGTTACGTAAATGGAATCTTTCAGCGACGTCTGTAAGAGGACTTAGAGTAACAAATCGTTTGATATGAGGCTTTTCTTTCTTAATCAATCTTGCTGCTTCCAAAATAACATCACGACCGGCGTTTTTGCTATAACTCCAAACTGTATAGAACATAGCGGTGTCTGGATCATCAACAATTTTATCTAATTCTGCTTCTGTAATAACTGGACCCTTGGTAAAACCAATACACACAACAGATAGTATCTTGTTGATTTCTTGATCTTCAATCGCATATACTTCTCGACCGTCTTCTAGTTTCCAATCCATATCTAAGTGAGGACGAACAGGATCGTCCTTAAGAATATGACGTTTCCAGTTATCGTGATTTAATGCAATTAACTTTCTCATAATACTGTAGATCCTTTAAGAGGCTATTTCGCTAAAGTTCTTAACTTTGTCGAATTTAATGTGAGACATGAATTTGTCACCAAACTGATGTCCACGATGTGATATAACAAAAATATTATCATCAGAGTTTAAGTTATGCAGAGTATCGATTAGCATTTCAATACCTACACCATCTAACGCACCATCCAGAGTTTCATCTAGAATAAGTAGATTAGTTGATACAGAATTACGAAGCTTAGCAACTGCACGCCAAGATAACATAATCGCTAATGTGATACGAAGTTTCTCACCTTCAGAGAATGAAGCATAAGAGAAAGTATCACGAAAGCGCGACTTGATTACTTCATTAAAGTTTTCGTCAAGTTGAAAATCAACGAACAAGTCAAAAGCTTGTAGATACTTGTTTATAAGCTTATTCATTACTGGAACATATTGCTTGATGATTCTGGCTTTGATACCACCATCTTTAAGCATTGCTGCAGTAACACTAATGACTTCTTTCTCGTTGAACAATATCACTTGCCTATCTTCGATATTCTGTAGAGTGTTATTATACTCTATAAGCTTGGTTGTGTCAACGGCTTCTACTTCTTGTTCTGCAGATACTAATTCATTCTTGTATGATGTTAGAGCACCCTTAGCCATTTTGATAGAAGCGCGGAAGTCTCCAATTTTTAAATTCATACCAGACATTTCAGATTCAATAGCAGAAATAGCTTCAAGACGATCATTGTATTCTTTAGCTTTCACAGCAAGTTTTTCAAGACCAGCAGTAAGTTCAGTTACTTTAGTATCTTTCTCAGTGATGATACCGGCCTTAAAGTCATGCTCAATACCTTGTTTACACGTAGGGCAGTCATCGTGATCTTTATAGAACGACAGCTCTTTCGCGTGTGAACGCACTTGACTTTCAATGTCACGACGGAATGAATTAGCCTTTTCCATCTTTGATTTGACAACAGGTTTATCTGAGATTTTATCTGCTTCGGCTGTTAGAAGATCTTGTATGCCTTCAATCTGTTCTTGATCGTCGTTGATAGTTTTAAGATGCAGACACATCTTTTCTTTGATCTTACCAACTTCAGTTTCACGAATCTTACGAATAGAATCGTTATGACCCTTTGCGGATTCAATACGCGTTTCAACAAGATCTTTCTGATAAGAATTTTCGTTAATACTTTCTTTATTAGAGCTAGTCTTATCTTTCAATAAAGTATTCATTGTACTAAAGATTTGGATATCAAGAAGATCTTCGATGATTTCACGACGACCGTGAGCTGGTAATTCCATAAATGGAACATACGTAGCACTACCAAGGATTACAATTTGAGTAAACGATTTGTAATTTAACTTAAGAATGTTTGTCTCAAGGTATGCTTGATAATCACGAACAGCAGCATCTTGGTCAACAAGCTTGCCGTTTAAACTAATCTCCATAAAATTTGGTTTAATGCCACGTCTAATTTGATAATTCTTAGCACCAATGCTAAAATCAATTTCTGTTACTAACTCTTTTTGGTTGATAGAGTTAACAAGCTGCGGTTTACTAATTTTACGGAATGCTTTGCCATATAAAGCAAACGTAATAGCATCAAGCAGCGTGGATTTACCACTACCATTAGATCCACTGATTAAAGTAGTCTTGCTTTTATCAAGAAATATTTCAGTGAATACATTGCCCGAAGATAATACGTTCTTATATCGGATTTTCTTAAAATGGATCTTCATTATATATTTTGCGCCTCAACATAAAGTTCATCAATCAATCTTTTAATCTCAATCTTATTGACCTTTGTCTCTAAAGAATTGATGTAGTCGTGTAAGATATCTTTTGTGTCCTTGGTTTCATCTAGTATTTCA